CCGAGCGCAACCGGCGTCAGCAGGGTCTTCAGCGGAACACGGATGATGTTGCCGTCCTTGTCCTTCTGAAGGGCCATCGCCTGACGCATCGCGTCGACACTGGCCGTACTGATGGTGGTGCCGGGCAGCAGGTTGCCATGCTCGGCGCTGAACAGCGCGAATCCGTCCGCCAGGATCGGGTTGCTGTTGATCAAGTTGAAGATGGCCTTAGCGATCGTGCGTTTGGCCGCTTGGCCGAGCTTGCGCGGCACGTCGTTGAACGCGCTCAGGTCGTCGTTGATAATCGCTTGCCGGGTGATCGAGAACAGCTTGCCGTAGGTGACGATCTGCATCGCCTGCGACTGCTCGCTGAAGGTGCCGTACTTGTACTCGCCGCCTTCGCGCACGATGTCGAGATCGCTGAAGGCGCCCAGGCCGACGAGATTGGTCGGCTTGAAGTCGGCGACCGAGACCGGCCGGGTGAATTGGCCGAAGGTCTCCTCGGCCTCTTCGTAGCCCTTCAGGACTGCCTTGCGGGCGGTGTCCCCGAGCAAGCCCGGAAAGTCCGACGTCGAGTGCGTGAAGGCCAGGCCGACGATCTCTTTGCGATCCAGGCCGCGCGTGTCGACGCCGGCTCGGGTCACGCACTCGCGGGCCAGTTCGGCCAGGGTATGGCCGCGGAACGGGTTGTTGCTTTCCGCCGCGGCGACACCGGATCGCGCCTGGATGGCGTTGAGCATCGCGCCGCGGGTCAGGTCGCGCTGCTCGCGGCCGGCGACGATGCCGGCGTTGCCGTTCATGGGCTCGCCCTGCCGGCCGACCAGCGACAGGATATGGCGGCCCACGTTGTCGGCAGTGATGGCCGGATCGGACTCGGCGACGATGCGGTCGACATAGGCGCGCACTTCGGGATTGCCGAGGTGCGGCTCGGCCATCGCGCGGATGTCGGTATTGCGGGCCTTCAGGCCGGCAAGCACCGCTTGGATGGCGGCGGGAGCGTCCGTCTGCGCGGGAGCTTCGGGCTGCGGATTGGGCTGCTGACCGGACGCGGGCTGTTGGCCACCGGCGTTCGCGAGGATGCGACGATATTGCTGCTGCATTTGGAGATCCTCTATGTGGCCGATGACGGCCGTCTGATATGCCTCGGGGAGGGAGGCGAAAACGGTGGGCGAGATCTCGCCGGCGATGTGCTTGCGCAACGAGGCCTGCACGTCGGTGGGGGCGTTCGGGATCGCCCCGAGATAGCCGGTCAGCGCGACGGCCGACACGGTCGGGGCAATGGCGCGCGCCTTGGTGGCGGCCGTCGAGTCGCGGAGCGTGTCCGCGAAACCGAACTCGACCGCCTGCGCGCCGGTGTACCAATGGTCGGCGCCGTCGGCGAGGAGGCGAGTGACTTCCTCGCGCTTGCCGGTCTTGTCCACGTAGGCCTCAACCATCGCGGCGCTGTGCGTGTCGAGCGCTTCGGCGATCTGCCGGAACGTCGCGGAGTTGCCACCGGCGTAGGTGTGCGGCGCATGCACCATGATCAGCGAGGTCGGGTACACGACCACCTCGTCGCCGGCCATCAGGATCACCGAGGCGATCGACGCCGCCTGGCCGTCGACGTGCATGACCTTGCGCGCGGGATGCTCGCGCAGCGAGTTGTAAATCGCGATGCCGTCGGCGGCGATGCCGCCGCCGCTGTTGATGCGGACGTTGATCGTGCCGGCCTTGATCTGTTGGATCTGCTCGGCCAAGGCCAAGGCCGACACCGAGTCGAACCAGGGCGAGTCGCCGATGGTGCCGTAGATCAAGACCTCGGCGGTGTCGGCGGCCGCATCCGCGCGGACGCGCAGGAAGCACGGGCCTAGTGGGTCCGATCCGGCATCGGCCAGAACCAGCCCGAGTCCAGCGGTCAACAGGGAATGGCGCATAAGTTCAGCTCCTCGACTTCAGCATTTCTTGCACGACCGAAGCGCGCACCTGCGCCCGCGCCTCGGTTTGGGCGGGGCTCGCTTGCTCATCGGCACCGAGATCATTCGCCTCACGCAGACGGCGCCAGTCGGCGGTCTGCGTCATGACGTCGTTGGGGTTGTTGCCGTACTGCAGGGTGTTCTGCTGCGGCGAGACCCAGCCTCGGTCTTCGGCCTCGCCTCGGGCGTAGGCTTCCTTGAGCGGGTCGATCCAGGGCATAACCGGGCGGACGTAGGTGCTCGCGGCCAGATGCCGCAGATTCCAGCCATGCGGCAAGCGAACCAGTCCGGCGAGCACACAGGCGTGCACGAACTGAAGCCGGTGCTTGCGCACGGCCTGGGCGATGAACTCCTCGGCGAGGATCAGGTAGCCGCCCCACTTCTCGACCAGCTCTTGGCGCTGAGCCGAGTACGTGCCGTTGTAATCGAGGGACAGGCTGCTGTAGCTCACGCCGATGCCGCCGGCGGCCGCGCGGAGCTGCTCTTTGCGCCAGGTCGCGGCACCCGGGTTGGGCCGATCGCTGGCGATCATGGCGATGTCCTCGCCAGGCAGCAGATCGTCAAAGATCATCCCGGGCGCCATCCGCAGATCGCGCATGGGAATGCCGTCCTGCACCAGCGCCTGTGCTGCAAACGGCGACCCGGCGCCTGGCGATACGTCCTTGTCCTTGGTGATCGCGGCCGTCAGCGAGGCCGCGACCTTGGCGGCGATCCGCTCGGACTCTTCGTAGTCCTTTACGTCCTCGAAGCGCGACATCGCCGAGGCGAACACGCTCAGCCCGCGCACCTGATGCAGGCGCTTGATGTTCGCGACTTGACCGATGACGCTGGCGTCGACCCGCTTGGTGTCGGTCGACAAGCCAAACGCGTCGCCAGGATGGTTCTTGTAGATGTGCCAGGCGATGACCCGGCCCCACGCGTTGCGCTCGGCGCCTTGCAGGATCCGGCGGGACGGGTCGGTGAAGTCGAGCGGGATCAGATCCGGCTCGATCAGCTCGATGCTGTACGGCACTTCGCTGCCGTGCTCGAGATACGGCACGTGTCCCAGCAGATGCTGGTAGAAGGACTCGCCATCGCGGCAACGCGTACGGAACAGCAGCTGCTGGCTGGCGCCGTAGTCGTGCCGGCCGGTGACTTCCGGCGCATCCCACCAGCGGTCCCACAGGTCGTCGAGCTGGAGCGCCAACTCGCGGACGATCGGCTGGCCCGGAAGGCGCGGCGCCGAGAGCACGTCGATGCCGCTGCCGACGGTGTTCTGCACCAGGATGTTGAGTGCGTTGTCCGCAAGGTCCAGGTCGCGCTCGAGGTGCCGCGCTTGGTCCCGGAGCTGCCGGGCATCCATGCCGACGATGTTGTTACCGCTGCCCCAGTCGCGCGCCAGCTTCCGCTGTCGGGACGGTCGGGTCACTTCGTGGGCACGCGCCTTGATCGGCGCCGGCACGGATTGGGCCGCATGCTGGTCGAGCGCGACAGCGACCTTCAGGCGATCGCGTGCGATGGCGGCGGTAGCCATCAGGTCGTCCCGCCGAAGTCGGCCAATCCGACGCGGCTTGCGCCGCGCGGGCGGGTCTCACGATCCACCTGCAATTGCCAGAACAGCCGACCGGCCTGAATCTGTTCGAGGTCGGCTCGGGTCAGTTGGCGCTCGCCGTAGCGGACGCTCTGCCCCTGCAGCACGGAGATCTCCGCTTGCAGGTAGAAGTTGAGCATTTCTTGCGACGTGGCCATGGAGACCATGGTCTAGAAGGTGTTGTCTCACGACTAGGCAAAAGCTGAGACAACCCCACTCGCAAGCGACTGATTCTAAAGGGCCGAAAAACTAATTTGTCTCAGCTTTTGGCAAAACCTGAGACAACCCGCCGTCAAGTAGTCTTGGAAGCCCGCCGGGGAACAGCCGATGCAAGGTCGAGCGCGAAACGTGGAATTCGCGCATTACGCGCTTAACACTGAGCCCGCTCTCCAGCGCGGCACGGATTTCGTCCACGGGGTAAGGACCTCGCGGTTCGATTGGGAAATACGGGCGCCCGCCTGCAAAGCACCCCATCACCGAGTCGACGAAAGGCCGCGCCATCTTTTCGCTGATGCCGACATCCCGCATGAGCGCGGCCAGAATCCGCTTGCGCAGCTGCGCTTCGGTCTCGCTCTTCGCCATCAGAGGCCCCACCCGTCCTTCGTTGCGAACCCGCCTCGCCTGGAGGATGTTCCACGGGAATCATTCCGTGCGGCGGCCGGCTTGGTTGTCGGTACAGAAGGCTCGACGCCGATGCTCGATGTTTCACGGGAATCATTCGCCGCCAGCGGAGCGGTCTGAAGAAATGCGCTGCGCTGGTCCCATTCGGCCTTGGTCAACCGATGCAGACGCAGCTCCGGGTGATGGGTGGCCGCGTAGGCGTACACCCAGGTATCCAGCGGCTCATTGCGCGGCGCGCCGCGGCGCTTCTCGAAGCGGTTCTTTGCGGGGTTGTAGGCCTCGGAGACGAGGCCGCCGAAGTACTCATTCGGCAGATCCTCGCTGAGGTGGACCAACCGCGCCTCGGTCGACTTGTCGGTATCGGTGCTCAGGCGGCTGTAAAGCAGATGCTTGATGGCCACGGTGCCGACGTGGTGGGTCATGACGCCTCGCTTGTCGACCTGACCGCGCCAGTTGATGTCCTGCAGCTTGCCCTTGCTAAGCACCGGGGCGTTGTTCGGAACCGCGCCGAAGATGGCCAGCGGCCGACGGATCATGCCGCTGCGCACATAGGACTTGACGGCTTCGGTCCGATGCCCGCCGGCGTCGATCGCGGCCGCCTCTACGCGGATCAAAACGCCCGAAGCATGTTCGATTGGTCGATTCAGCAGGTCGGTCAGCGCGGTCCACACGGCGTCGTCGGCCGGGTCGCCGGGGAGCTCAACGTAATCCAACGTCCACGCGACCAGGCCGCGACCCCAGCCGATGATGTGGACCGCAAGCCGATTGTCTTGGGTGTCCACACCGGCGGTGACGGCCAGCACGCCCAGCGGAGCGCTCCGCAGGCGGTAGGGCTCGGCGCGGTCGGCGATCACGTTGTGCTTCACCGCGCGCATCGCCGGGTCTTCCCACGTCTCGGCCAATCGGTCGTTGACGAAGGTCTTGAGCTTGGCCGGGTCGCCTTGTGCATCGCGCCACTCCTCGGCCAGCGTCAGCCAGCGCGGCCCGAGCCCGAACTGGTAGTACAGGCAGTTGAGGTGGTAGCCGCGCAGCTTCCGGTCGGGATGCGTCGCGACCCATCGGCCGGCGCGGATCATCTCGGTTTTGTGGTGCTCCTCGATGCACGCGCCGCACTCGCGGCAGCCGTACCAGCATTCGGTGACATCGGGGTTCCAGTGCAGGCCCGACCATTCGAGCGGCTGCTCGTGGCCGCAATGCGGACACGGCACGTGATACCGGCGCTGGTCGGACTTTTCCCACAGTTGCTTGATTCGGCTGACGCCCTCCAGGCCGGGCGTGCTGATGTAGAGGCGCTTGTAGGTCGACGGAAATCCCGACGTGCGGCCGTCCAGCAGCTTGACCGGGTCATCGCCGCTCTTCAGGTTCGCGGCGAACTCGTCGAGCTCGTCAACGATCAGCCGACACACGCTCGTGGACTTCAGCCGTTGCGGGCTACCGCCGTGCTCGATGTAGAGCTGCCCGCCGGCGAAGTCTTTGAACGTGCGCTGGTTGGCCGCGTCGCGGCTGGCCACGCTGGTCAACGCGCGGCGCATCGCCGGCGTTCCTCCCGGCCCCTCCTCCAGGTTCGGGTTGAGCTTCTGCGCCACCCACTTGTTCATCGAGACTTCGCCCGGGAGCGCGACCATGACCGGGCCCGGGGCGTAGTCCATGCCGTAGCCGAGCGAATTGATGGCGATCTCGGTCTTGCCGATCTGGATCGGGAACATGCACACGATCTCGTGGATCGTGCTGCGCAAGCTCATGCAATCCATCGGCTCGCGTAGCGGCGGATTGCGATCGGTCCGCCACTCGCCCGGCTTGCTGCTGCCCTTCGACGACACCACGCGCTCTTTATCCGCCCACTGCGATACCGTCAACGGCGAACGTGGCGCGACGACGCGCGATAGCGTGCCGAACACGGCCGGGCCAGCCGGCGCCGTCATGCCGTCACCTCGGGCGTCGCTTTACCGAGTTGGCGCGACAGCTCGGTCAGGGTCTGCTCGATCCGGTCCACCAGCACCGCGCGCACACGCCCTTCGTCGGTGATCGGCGCCAGCTCGGCGGCCAGGTCGTACGGCAAGGCCTCCAGCGAGGTGCGTACCTGCGCGCCCGCCGTAGCGATGGCCGACAGGACCTCGGCGCGGTCGAGCAACTCGCCTTCGGCGATGCGGTTCTCTCGCTCACTCGCCAGCGCCTTCGCCTTCTCGTTGCGCTCGCGCCAGTAGGTGTAGCCGCTGCCCTCCTCCCCCTCCTCGACCGTAGAAGCCGGGCGCGCTTCCGGAGCGGGGAGGGTCGCGGGCGGGCGGGCCGCGGCATGCCGGTCAGCGACGGCCGCCTTCGCCGGGTCGCGGCTCGCCTCGATGCGCGCCTCGGATGCACCCACTAGGACGCGCTTGCCGTCGTCGGCCAAGACCAGACGCCCATCGGCCTTGAGCCGGTTGACGTAGCTCGGCTTGACGCCCAGACGCCGGGCGAAGTCGGCAAAGCTCATGGTCTCGCCCTCAGTCATCGGAATCCCTCCACTTCCATTTTTTTCGAACAGGCGAAAGAAAGGACTTCGCGCGCGCGCGACCGCGCCTGTGCGGCATCACTCCGGCCGTGTGCGGCATGGTGTGCGCCATGAAGCCCGCGCCGCGTATGGGTTGTGCGGCATGTGCGGCATGTGCGGCATGCGTTAGTGCCTGCGCGGGTGTGCGCGGGCGCGGGTGCGCGCGGGCGGGCGCACACACCTAAGGGCGTTATGGCGCACATGCCGCACAGCCCTTGTGCCGCAAGGCTTTCATGGCGCACGGGATGCCGCACACCATGCCGCACATACCGCACAGCGCCGGGCGCAGGTTCACGCATGCATGCCCCCTCGGTAGTCATTCAGGGAGTTACGGAAGGCGGTGATGTGCGTGCCGAGCCAGGTCGATTCGTTCTCGCCCGGGGGCACCTCGAACCCGAAGCTGAGCGTCGCGTGTGGACCCTTGATCGTGCTGCCGTCCAGGTAGCGCTTGCGCACCGATGGCGTCCGGTGCTTGCGATCCAGGGCGTTCACCAGCTTCGGCTCCGGTGCGGCTCGGTGGCCGGACCGACTGCACCAGGCCTTGTACAGCTCGTAGATGTCGCGGGTTAGCGCCGGACGCGGCGTGATGCCCCCGATGTCGCCTTGCGTGAACTCATAGAAGAACCGGCTGGTGCTGTCCAAGCTGAGGTTGATCAGCTCCGCCTTCGCATCAGTCCAAGGCGGCAGTGTTCCCTCGTGGAAATCGCCTAGATCGTGATGCAGTAGGTAGTCGTGCAGCGCAGCTACGCCGCCGTCCGCGATCTCCGCGAGCAAGGCCGCGTAGAAGTCAGGCGGCAACTTCTCCGGCGTCCAGATCACGGTATGCCGGCGATCGTCCTCATCGAGCACGACCGGCATGGCCTCGTTGGACAGGAACACGACGTTCGCGTGATTGCGCTCGTCGTACGCCGCCATGTTCTTCGGGTTGATGCGTATCCACACGCCCGTAATGAAGGCCTTGAGCTTGTTCTTGACGTGGTACAGGTCGGACCGCGCGACGACCTCGTCGGCGATCAGGAACAGCTTCTTGCTCGCCCAGTCGTTGAACCGGTCCTCGATCGCGCTCTGGTCGATCACCCGGCCGTAGCTGCCGTAGATATCCATGAGTGCTTCGAAGAACATGTTTTTGCCGGTGCCTTGCGGACCGTGCAGGACCAATGTCGTTTTGAGCTTCGAACCAGGATGCTGGATTGGATACGCGACCCAGTTCAGCACCCAGCGGTACAGCTCCTCGGTCTTCTCCTCGGCGCTGCACATGTAGCGCAGCAGCTCCAGGAGCCGGTCGCACCGCCCGGCCTTCGGCACCGTGGGCCAGCCGCCCCACAGGTTGCAGCGAATGCGCGGGTCCTCTCCCGCCGGATCGAACCCGACCTCGGTCACCCGCACGATCACCCGCTCTGGGTGCTCGGCCCAGGCCCGATGCAGCTCACGGCTGATGCACGCGTCGCGCATATCCGACAGCGATAGCAGGCAGTGCTCCTGGCGGTCGAACACGGTGCCGCTCTGGCCGTACACGAGCGCGAACCGTTCGAGAAGCTCGTCGAGGGATTCAATCGGGCGCAGGTCCGCCGCCCCTTCCCCCTGGCTTGGTACGGCGGGCGGGCGCGGCGAGGCCGGCCGCCACGCCAATTCGGCCAGGCGGGCCTCGATTTGAGCGCGCACGACGTGCAGGCCTTCGGCCAGGTGCAGGTCGTTGAAATCGGTTTGCTTGCGCCCGCGTTCGAGAAACTGCGCGTGGTGCGCCGCGGTGTCGGCGAACTCGGGACGCACCCACGCGCCGCTGACCTCGATCGCCGCCGCGCTCGCCATCGTGGCGCCGGCGTTACTGCGCGTATGGTCCTTGCCGCAGGACGGGCACTGCACCGGGTCGACGGTGAGTACCACCTTTACGGCGCAGTTCGGGCACTTCGCGAAGATGTCGTCGTCCGCGCACACCAACACGCGGGCCTTCTTGTACCGAGCCTTCAGCGCGGCGGCGACCGGCGCGAGGTTGTTCGCGTCGAAGGCGACCGCGACGGGCAGACCGGTCGCCTCGTGCAACGTGGCTGCAGTGGCGTAGCCCTCTGCCAGCAGCACCACCCATACCGGCGTGCCGATCAGATGGAAGTGCCCCTTCTTGGCCAGGCCGGCCGGCCAGTACTCTTTCTGGATGCGGCCATCGGCCTTGACCTTCGCATCGCTTCGAATGATCTGCAGCCCGTGGATCTTGCCGGCCGCGTCGAGCATCGGGATCGCCGCGGCACCCGACGGCGAGAAGCGCAAGCCGTGCGCGTGCACGCCCTTGCGCACCAGATAGTCGAGTTCGCCCGTTGGCGAACAAGCGGCCCACGCCTTCGAGGCGCGCAACGCCGCCGCTTCATTCTCGCGCTTGCGGGCAAACTCGGCCCGCTTGCGATCTTCGGCGAGACGCCGGCGGATGCTCTCGCGTTGCTCGGTCGAGAGCGCGCTCTTCGTGATCTCGATCTTCTGCGCGTTGTTGTCGCTACCGCGCCAGACGCCAAAGCTTCCGACGATCAGGGTTTGACTGCCGGTCGCGGTGATCTCGTGCAGGCTGTACCACCCGCGTTTCTCGCGGTCCCCCTCAACTTTGCACCGAACCATTCGGCCGATTTGCAGGCTTTCGACCATGAGGCCGGCGGCGTGCAGCTGATCCAGGACGCTGTCGTAATTCTCAGCCATTCAGTAACTTCCAGCGCCGCTGTTTACACACCAATCGCGCGTCTGCCTACCCGCTTGAGGGAAACCCAGGGAGGACCCGCGCCCGGACCTGAACAGCCTGAACGCGTCTCGTCGCTGCCAGCGTCGCGTCACGCGCTGCGACGCCCCCGCTAACAACCAGGGGGCCGGGGTCGGGCAGGCTCCGGATCGTCGAAGGGGAGCGCGCCTTGAGCCGCCCGGCGCGCCACGTCCATTGCGGTCCACTGAGCCTGCAGGGCAACAAACTCCGTGGCCGACCGGGGAGCGCCGTCGCCGCGTAGCGCTGCACGTGCAGCAGCCAATCCGTTCTGCCACCCCGGCTTCGCCAGGGCATAGCGTCGTCGGCGACGACGGCATGGGCGTTGATCGCGATCTCGCATAGGGACCTCGTCTCGCTGCGTTGTTAGCCACGACAAGCGCCCCCTGCCCGGCGGGCCGCATCACCTATCGGTAGCAACTCGGTGACCATCCGACGCACCGCCAAGACCCCAGCGATCAGGTCATCGGACTCTTTGAGGATGCGTCGGGCATGCGGCAGGTCATCTGCTGTGATCTTTCCGTCCGCCAACGCAGGGGCCAATGCCTCGAAGAGCTGGGCCACATCTGCCATTAGTTGTGCGAGGCCGATAGCCTGGCCGCTCTCGGTGTCTGGCAGCTCTGGTGTTGACCAACGACCACGGCGCTGCGCAAGCTCGCGCTCACAGTCGCTTCGGTACGGCTCCGGTAGAGCCATTACCCAAGCGTCCTCGACATCGGCCGGTAGCGTCTTCACCGACCCATCCATGAAGCGTCGCAGCACCTGACCGTTATTTCGCAGCGCAGCAATCAGGTCGTCACCCTCGCCCATGCGGAATGCCGCATGTCGAACATCGGGCGCGACCGAGCGCGTGTACCGTTCTGCCACATCCATTGCGAATGAGTTCGCGTTAGTGGCGGTCTCGTCCAGCATCTGCCGGGTATAGCGGAAGATCACCGATTGGCGCGGCGGCTGAAATTGAGACTCGCGCTTCATGCGGCGCGGCCCCGGATCCCGCAACAATTGGCGCTATGAACCAAGCGCCAAGTCCGATGACGTTCCAATCCATTCGCCATTACGACGCAACCGTCGGTGCAGGCGAAGTAGCTGCAGTGCTCTTTCGAGCCTCCCCATCGCCGATCAAATCGTCGGCACCGAAGAGCTCTGGTCGCAAGACGTACCTGAGCTTCAGAGCATGAAGCTCCGAAAGGGGCCCATCGGGCATAGCGCTGACGGCCTGCCTAGTAAGCCCGAGAGCGCGCGCGAGCGCGGCTTGATTGCCACCATATGCGGCAACCGCCTGAGTCTTAGTAATGGGGGGTATGTTCACGGCGGCAAGTCAAACACGTTTGACCGCAAATCGTCAACCAGCTTTGCCGACATTCGGTCAAAAATGATTGACATGGACACCATAGCTGACCGGCTTCGCAAGGAACGTACCGCGCTTGGGCTGTCGCAAGACGCCCTAGGGGCGGCCGCTGGCGTGCGAAAGCAAACGGTTTCGGCAATCGAAACCGGCAAGACAAAGACGCCTGACCACGACACCCTCGTAGCCATCTCCCGCAGACTCAATGTGAAGGCGCATTGGCTCTTGACCGGGCGGGGGGACAGAGCCGGCGGAACTGAACCACAGGAAGCAGTCGCCCTCGCAGGAACTGAGACCGCGCCGGGATACGTTCGCCTGCCATTGCTCAATATGGAGGGCGAAATGGGCTATGGATCAGCTAGTGACGAGGCAAACGAAGTCGTGCAGTTTCTGGACGTTGCGGAGTGGTGGGCGCAGCAACACCTCCCAAACAAGCGAGATCGGATCAAGGTAATCAGCTCACGCGGCGACAGCATGTCCGGCGTGATCAACCACGGCGACATCGTGTTCGTAGACGCTGGAATTACGTTCTATGAGGGAGAAGGCATCTACGTTTTCAACTGGCAAGGACGAGCGTTGATCAAGCGTCTCGCGCCGAACCTTCGAACTGGCAACCTGCAAATCCTTTCGGCGAATGCGGCCGCGTACCCGCCGGAAGAAATAACTCCCGCAGAGATTGACTCGCTACACATTGCGGGCAAAGTCGTTGCTTGGTGGACTCTGCGGAAGCATTAGGCAACTATTTGCGGCCACACAGCGCGAGCGCAGCATTGATCATGTCGCTGGCCGATACGCGAGCACCCGGGTTCGTCTCACTTTCGAGCCAAAGTGGGCCCAACTCCCGATAGCCTTGCCCCTTCGCGGTGCCGTTCAGAGCGAACGTTCCCATGGACGTTTCGACCGTAGCGATCTGAAGCCTTCCCCCGGTGCCTGGCAACTGAGCGCATCGCAAAGTAGCCGTCTGTACGACCAACGGCCAATCTCCCTTGAACGTTGCCCTACTCACGGCCAGCGAGCCTCCGTCAGCCCGCTTTCGGGTGGCGTGCGCGTTTTCAGCCGGTACAGCGAGTGCAATTAAGCCAAAGCATAAAGCTACTTTCACGACGGGGTTCATGGGCGCAGTCCAGTGCGAGCCGAGGTCCGGCAACGACATTAGTCAAGCAAACGACAAATGTGTTTGACTTTCTCTTGTCCACTGTGTTTGACTTGCCTCGCCGGCTCCCCGCCGGCAGGGCAACCGCCCGCCGGTCCTCCCAGCCGGCTGACGGTATAACCGGGCCGCAGCGCTAACCTCCCCCCAGCGCCGCGGCCCGGCTGCCCTCCGAATCCACCGGAGGCAGTCATGGACTTTGCAATCGAGGTGTTCGCGGCCCCGCTCGACCGGGAACCCGCCGGCTTCGCCCTGCTGTGTGTGCGCTCCCTGCTGCACCTAGCGCATCGCGATCACGCATACGCCGAGCGACACCGCAACACGGGCTTGCGCCCCCTCACCCGCCGCTGCACGCCGCGCACGGACCGCCTGCGCCGTAGCGCGCTGCTGGCCGATGCCCGCGCCACGGACCTCGTGATGGAGGTCCGCTGATGGCTGCCGCTTCGCTCTCGGCCGCGCCGGCCCAACGCACCGAGATCGCGATGACCTCGGGCATCCGCCTCGTGCTCACGGTCGACCCCCGGCGCTTCCTCGCGGCGTCGCTGCACTCGGTGCGCGCCCAGTCCTGGACCCTTCTTTGCTTCGCCTGCACTACCGCCGAACACCAGCCCATCCGACTGACCGACGATGCGCTGTGGGTCGACGGCGTCGCCTTCGAAGTCCTCAGCAAGCACGAGACCATCCGGCGCTTCCTCGCCGACCACGCGGTGGACTTCCAGGAGGGCGCGCCCTAATGCACGCGCCAGCCTCCAACGTCATCCCGCTGCGCCCGTTCAAGAACGCGCTCAGCCAAGCCGCGCGCTCGGGCAACGCCCAGGGCCGTGCTCCCTTCATCCGCGCCGTGCTGACCGAGCTTGCCTCCGGCCGCACCGGCTACGCCGTCGCCCAGCAGCTGCAGCTGGCACGCCTCTCCGCACCCAACACAGGGGACTGCGCATGATCCTCGCCCTCGTTTACGTCAGCTATCTGTTCGTCCCCGCCGCAGTCGCGTTAGTGCGCTTCGGGTGGCAGGCATGAGCGCCTGGATCAACACAGACGAGCGGCTCCCGGAGTTGGTGAATGACAGCCGCGAACTTAACGCCAAGTTCGAGGCCAAATTGAAGGAAGCTGGCATCCCGTTCGAATCCGTGCAGGTGTTTGGCGCCATCGGGGTCAGCGTGCACGTGCGCTGCCTAGGCGAAAAGGCTGCTCAGAAGTGGTCATCACTGCTCGCCATCGTGTTCCGAAAGGAACCGAAGGTCGTCAAGAGTACGTGGGAGGCAAAGCACAACAAGGGCACCTGCCTGAAGCCGACTATGCGACACGGCTACCTGATCGGCCTGAACGTCAGTTACGGCATCGACTTGACCAGTTGCACGCGGGTTGCCGCGGCGGCTGGTGAAGGCGGTGCGGCATGAGCGCCCCCGCGAACAAGGTGGACTACGGCCCCATCGATCCTCTGCGGGCGCTGACCGCAATCGCGAATTACCAGCAGCGTAACGGCGCTCCCCGTCGCCACCCGGCGATGCTCCGCGACGTGCACGCGGCCGTGGCCGAGCTGGTCGAGGCGGATCGGGAGTACGACAAGGCACGGCGCGCCTGGGACGACGGCACCTATAGCGAGTGGGAGGGAATTTCCGACCGCACGCGCATGAAGGTTGCCGCCGATTTCGAGGCTGCGCTCGTACGCCGTGTTAACGCCCTTGCCCGCTTCGGGGGTGCAACTTGACCGCCCAGATCGAACCGAGCCCGCGCGAGGGCCGCGAGCTGTCAACGCCGCTGACGATGACGGGGCTCGGCTACGTCGCTATGGCGACGTTCTATGTCGCTACAAACGTCGCCGCCTGGGCCCTACTCACGAAGGCACCGAAACCGGCCGCGACCGCTGCAATGATCGCTGCCGCGATCGCCGGCCTGGCTTGGCTGCTGTGCGCTTTCCTGGAGGGATACCGCCATGCCGAGTAATCGCATCGACGCGTTCTCGCGCAACGCCGTTTCGGCCGCAGCCGACTGGATCGATGGCTTGGGCGACCGCTTCTTACGGCTTGCCGGCCGCCTTCGCGGATGGGCCGAACGATGATGCAGATCGATCACGTTTTGCCCGCCGACGTTCCTGCCTGCGCCGCCGGGCACCGCCCGGTGCTGGTCGAAACGCGCGGCGCGCCGCACGGCCACCCCATCGGCACACCAGCGCCGACGACCTGGCACATCGAGTGCGCGCGATGCCGCGTCGCCACTGCCCCGACGCAGAGCCGGGCCATGGCGGAAACCCGCTGGCGCTTCAGCAAGCCGCAGCAGCTCATCACCACTTCCGACCTCAGCCGCTACCGCGCGGCCCTGGCCGCCCACCGCGCCGCCTGACGGCCCAACTTCGAGGCATCTATGACCGAATTCCAACAGGTCGGGCCCCAGCAGCGAAGAGCACTGCTGGCCGCGCTCGCAGCTCCCGGCAATGCCTTCCGTCGCGTCCGCGGCGGCTGGGGCGCCAACCTGCCGGACGGCACCACCGTGCAGGTGACCGTACGCCTCATCCGAGCGATGAGCCGCGACTGGCTCGTCGACCTCACCGACGAGTTCGCCGAGAGCGCGCCGCTTACGCGGAAGGGCCTCGCCCTCGCCCAGAACCTCAAAGCCACGGCCGACGCCAAGCCGCAAAGCGGTGCTGCATGAAGTGCGCGCTGCTGGAAAACATCAACGCCCGCATGCATGACGGCGCGTGCCCGACCGCCGGCTCGCTGGGCGAATGCCCGGCACTTGTCGAGGTCGTTGAACGGCTGACCTTCCTCGGCCCCCGCGTGGTCGTGAGCGCCGCGCTCTGCATTTGGGACGCAGGGTTCAATGACGCTGAAATGGTAGCCAACTGGTTCAAGGAAGAAGGCGCCCTAAGCGTCTGGGTGACGCACGTTCTGCACGACGACTTCAACCAAACCCACGCGGGCTTCAACATCGATGGGACGCGCGATTGGTTGGTGGACGCCCATTTCCCAGTCGGGCACCCCGCCGTCGCCGAGATCGTCGAAGGGCAAAGCCCCGACCAGGTGCAAGGCGGTACCGCATGACGATCGATATCCGCCACACCGGTCGGGCCAGGCGCGTTTGCGAGTACCTGATGAACACGCCCGGCGGTGCCTCGCTGCGAGCGCTGGTCATTGCGCTGGAGCCAGGATGCAAGCCGGCCAACATGGCCGGCACCGTCTGCACCCTGGAACAGCAACAGAAGGTGCGCCGCGAGTCCATCAATGGCACCACGACCTTCTTCGCCACCGACCTGGCGCTGGTCGACCGCCGTATCAAGGCGAATCAAGTTCCGAAGCGCAAGCGGCGCCAGGACCTGACCAAACAGAAAGCCGCCCGCGGTGCACAGGCGCGCCGCCGCCCGAGCGCACCGTCGGCTAGTCCGCCGCGATCGACCGGCGCACGCCATCCGTCGGTGTTCGAACCGCGTGTCCGCTCTATGCAGCTGGGCGGTGCCGTCGACGCCAAGCAACACGAGCGCGACGAGATCGCGGCGGCCCTCGACGCGTTCCTCGGCCGCGGCGGACAGATCCAGCGCTTCGCACAGGGCGAGACCGCCGCCTCCATCGCAGAGCGCGAGGCCGCGTTGCGCCAAACCTACCGCCGCCGCCGCACTCCCACCGCGGCATGAGACCAGGAGCCATCATGCAACACGACTACCAACACCTGCCCGGCCCCGACTTCCTCGACAGCGTCGCGGACGCAGAGGCGGCCAACGGGAACGACATCAACGCGAGTGAATACCGGCGACGCGCCAAGCAGTGGCGGCAAGACCTGGGAGCCCGCGAAGAGGCCGAAGCCAAGAGCCCGCCGCCGATGCAGCACACCAACGGCGATCGCCGGCAGTCGGCGCGCAGGACACACGCCATCACCCCGACCGACCACCGCAAGTAACCGGGATACCCATGAACGCCATCACCCAAACCGATCTCGCGGGCGACGTCTACGAGATCCGCTATCTCACCTCCTCCGGCCTCCACACGCACGGCCCGAAGTGCAAGTCGTGGGCGTGCGCGGTGCTCTCGATTTCCGTCCTCGAAGGCGCGACCGTCGACGCGATCGTGATCAACGGCAATCCGCAGCCGTTGGCCGAACCGTTGTCGGGCCGGCAGTACCGGCAGCAGCACCAGGCGCAAGCTCGCTGTGATCTGGGGGCGGCGTCCGGGCTGCAGATCTACAGCGTCGGCGACTGCGAGTACTGGATCGGCTCGTCCGCCGATGCCGTGCTCGACGCGCTGGTCGTCGAGTGGGGCCAGGCGCGCCATCACATCGTGGACAGCTACGGCGAACCGGTCCTGCTGACCGACACCGCACTCAACGAGCACCGCTTTCAGGACTCCGACGAGAACGGCGATCTGCTCGGCACGTCGCGCACGTTCGGTGAACAGCTCGGCATCGAGGTCGGCGCCGGCGGCGAGTTCCCGAGGATGCTCGCAGCGGAGGACTTCTGACGATGAGCAACCTGCCTCTGACCGGCCTGCGCGCACTCGTCTGCGACGACTCCTTTGCCGCGGCCTTCGCGACCGTCGGCCAGTACCGCGGCGCGCTTCTGGCGCACGCACCGGCTCGCGAATCGTACGAAGCCCGCGCCCACCGCACGGCCGTCTTGCGCGAAATGCATGCACACGCACAGAGCGACGTCGACGCGCGTCCCGCGACTGTCGAGGGGTGGGCGGTGCGCGTAGCGGCACTTCTTGGTGACGACAGAGGAGAGCCGGCCTTCTGGCTCGATGAGAATCACGGCGCCCCGACTGTAGTAGACCACCAGAGGAAGCAAGTCGGTAGCGGCATGTACGGACCGTACGACGACCACACGGTCCCGCTCTATCGACAGCCTGTCACCGCGCCCGCGCCGGCCGGGATGGTGCTGGTGCCGACGCCGTGTGACGGCAAGGAACAGGATGCGTTCGAGGCCTGGGCCAAGTCGCAAAAGTACGGCATGAAGACCCACCCACTGCATTGGCTATTCCTCGACCGGGAGACCTACGCCGCCCGCCAAGGCTGGTCCGCTGCTATCCGATATGTCGGCACCATGCTCGCCGCCGCGCCCGCTGCGCCCGCACCGACCCTCGACGAGGCGTTCGACCAGGTGAAGTGGGTGCTGCTGCGAGAGGCCGCCGCGCCCGCTGCGCAGGTCGCGGCCGACTACCGAGACGCTTACGAAGGCGCTCGAGAGGACTTGCTGGACTGGAAGGGCCGCGGGCAGCGAGCCGAGGCGGAACTGCGCAAGCTCGGCTACACCGGCATTACGCCGGATCAACCGCCGGCCGCTGCGCAGGTGGCGACGCTGGATTGGTCGGCCGAGGACGCATGCGAGCAGTTCATCGCCGCCGAAGTTGACGCCGCACCGGAGGCATTGCGCAGGCTTGGCGATTGGCTGTGCAACGTGTTGGACGAAGATCAGCAGAAGACCGCTTCAGCGATGGTGCTCGGCGCCATGATGGAAACGAGCGCGGCTATTCGTGCTGCGTCTGCCGCTGCGTCTGCGGTGGTGGTCGATGAGGCGATGGCGCTGCCGCAATTGCCGGGTGCGCGCGTCATGCCGCCTGAACGCAACGGCGATTATCAGTGGGGTTACGACGCTGAGGACATGCAGGATTACGCCCGCGAGGCGATTGCTAAAGCCCTCGCCGCCGCGCTGAAGCAGCGGGAGTGATCATGAAAGATTTCACACCGACAAAAGAGACGATCAGCCTGCACGGCCTCGGCTTTATCCAGGTCGTGCTTCCCGGAAGCCAACGCTTGCACGTATGGCACCCCGAGCTGCCCCGGCGCGACTGCTACGACCATTCCGCAATCCACAACCACCGCTTCAGCTTCAACAGCCGCGTGCTCAAAGGCGTGCAGCGGAACGTGCGCGTTGACTTGGAACTGGTCAAGGACGGCACTCATACCGTGATCAGCCACAACGGGCCGCGTAGCGACAAGGGCGGCCGCCTGAGCTACCCGGTCGCCCAATGCAACGTGCACGAGCGCGAGGTCGAGTTCTACCACCCCGGGCAGGGCTACCACATGCCGGTGCACGAGTATCACTACACCCCGAACGACGGCGTCGTTATCACGGTGATGCAGAAGCTCGATGAAAGCTCGATCCACGCGAACAGCGTGATTCGCACCGGTCACGACTTTCACTACGACTTCGACCGGTTCCAGCTGTCACCCGAGGAGTTGTATGCCTACGTCGTGGAGGCCTTCCGCCATGACTGACTACCCTGAGCTACAACCCGGCCGAGGCCACTACGCATGGTCGCTCAATGAAGAGGACTGGCCTTACGCTTCGTTTGGCGAACTTCTCAACGATGACGAAGGCGTCCAGGTGGGACAGGTCGTCTTCTATGGCGAGTGCGTAAAGAAGTCGCCGGCCTACTTTATGCCGAGCGCGTCGGAGGTTCTCGACGTTGCAGCGGACAAGGCATACGACATCGGCGGCGAGTTTGCGGAGGACTTCGGCCGCGACGTTACCCAGGAAGCGCGCAGGGAACTGGAAGACTTCCTGAGCGCCTGGGCCAGTAGGCATCTGAAGGTCGAGTTCTATCAAGTCGAGAATGTGGGCAGGCACAAGGTCACGGCCGAGGACCTGGCGGCGCATCCGATCGGCGCCTCCTGATGCCCCACTGCAGATGCCGTTGCTGCGGAGCCAGGCGTACGCTACGCCGCCTTCCGGAAGCCTACCGCCGCTCGCCGCCACGCTGCCGCGGCGGTGGCTGCAGATCGCGCTCTTACCGCGTCGATCGCTACCGACAAACCCGGGAGCGTGGACCGGCGGCGCCGCGGCCCTGCCGCTGCGGCGAGTACATCGGCCGCGACGGCAACAACATGCCCCACCGCAAAGGAAGCGGCTGGTGCATCCATAACCCCAACATCACCGACACCCAGCGCCAAGAGCGTTGGGAGTCAGGTAACAGGAGACGCTGGAATGGCTGACGGCTCGCAAGGTGGTTTCAACTTTCCGCGTCACGCGGCGCGGTCCGAACTTCGCCCGGGTGAAATCGTAGTCGACTTGTTCGCCGGCGGCGGCGGCGCTAGCCACGCGCTGGAGACAGCACTCGGCCGTGCCGTCGATATTGCGATCAATCACAACCCTTGGGCGGTGGCTCTGCACGCGGCGAACCATCCGTTCACCAAGCACTTATGCCAGGACGTTTGGGAGGCCGACCCGCGTGTCGAGTGTCGCGGCCAGCCAGTTGGGTGGATGCACGCCTCGCCGGATTGCACACACTTCAGCCAAGCCAAGGGTGGCCAACCGCGCGATCGCGCCACACGTTCCCTGGCGTGGGTCATTCCGAAGTGGGTTGGAATGCTGAAGCGGCTTGGACTCCAGCCCCGGATCATCAGCATGGAGAACGTCATCCAGATGCTGAAGTGGGGCCAGCTCGTAGCGAAGCGCGACAAGGTCACCGGCCGCGTCATTAAGCTGGACGGCTCGGTAGCCGCCAAGGGCGAACGCGTCCCACTGCAGCAACAGTTCCTGATTCCGGACAAGCGCCGTGAAGGTCAGACCTGGCGCCAGTTCATCCGCGTCATGCGGCGTCACGGGTACACGGCCGAATGGCGCAAGCTGAAGGCCTGCGGCTACGGTGCAGGAACGACACGCGAGCGCCTGTACGCCATCTTCCGGTGCGACGGCTTGCCGATCTGCTGGCCTGAAGAGACCCACGGTCCCGGACGAGCAAAGCCTTTCGTGACCGCAGCTGATTCCATAGATTGGTCGCTGCCGTGTCCGTCGATCTTCACCCGGTCGCGGCCGCTCGCCGACGCAACGATGAAGCGCATTGCGCGTGGCCTGAAGCGCTACGTACTGGACGCGGCCGACCCTTACATCGTCGGCGTCGGCGGCCGAATGGGACAATCCGCCGAACGGCCGGTCTCGGAACCGGCACAGACCATAACCGCAAAGGCCGATTCGGCGGTGTGCGTGCCGACGCTGGTTCAGTGCGCGAACGCCAGCGCCAACGGTGTCGGCGACGGCGCCGCCCCGCTCGGCACCATCACCGCGCAGCCTAGGGGCGGTTCGCACGCGCTCGCCGCGCCGACGCTGGTTCCTGTAACCCACCAGGGCAGCGACCGCTGCAATGATCCGGCCGAGCCGCTGCGCACGATCACCGGCGCCAACCGTGGGGAAATCGCCCTGGCGGCCGCCAGCCTCGTTAAGTTCCGGGCGGGCAGCGACGGCGCCGCTGCCGGCGATCCCATGCCGACGATCACCAGCGGCGCCGGCGCGGCCCGGCCTGCGGGTGCCGCGCACGCGCTGGGGGTCATGTGCGCGCACCTGACGGCGATGGCGCAGAACGTCCCGGGCATCGATCCAGAGAAGCCATTGCCGACGATCCTCGCCGGCGCAACGCGCTACGGCGCTGTCGCGGCGCACCTGGAGCAGGCAAACGGCGGGTTCTACGAGGGCGATGGGGTCGACGTCCGTCGACCGGTGCCGACGATTTGCGCCAACGGAAGCTACCAGCGATTGGTCAGCGCAAACATGGTCACTCTGCGCAACAACTGCGATGGTGCGGGCGTCGACGAACCGGTCCGCACGATCACCGCCGGTGCCGAGCATCATGCCGTCGTCGAGTACGCCCTCAGCCCGGAACAGGAGGCCGGCGCGCTGCGCGTCGCTTCGTTCCTCATGCGCTACTACGGCGAGGGCGGCCAGCACGGCGACCTGCGCAATCCGGCCGCGACGATCACCACGAAGGACCGCTTGGCCCTTGTGACGGTCCTGATCCGCGGCACGCCGTACGTCATCGTCGACATCGGCCTGCGGATGCTCCAGCCGCATGAGCTGTTCCGCGCCCAGGGCTTCCCGGCGGACTACATCATCGACCGCACCGCCGACGGCCGACGGGTCAGCAACAGCCGCGCGGTGGCCATGGTCGGCAACAGCGTTAGTCCGCCGCCGCTCCGCGCGATCGTGCGGGCGAACCTTGTTGCCGAAGCCGACGAGTACTCCCATGCCGCGTGAGCGCCCGATCCCCTTCAACGCGCCGATGGTGCGCGCGGTGCTCGACGGCAGCAAGACGCAAACGCGGCGGATTGTGAAGCCTCGATATCCATGCGAGATCGCGGAGCGCGATGACGGGTCGACGTGGCCCTGGTATCCCGATTACGTCACTGGCGGCGACGGAGATGGCTGGGTTGCATGTCCCTACGGCGTCGCCGGCGATCGACTGTGGGTCCGCGAATCGTGGCGCGCACCGCACGCGCTCGACGAGTTGTCGCCGAAGGGCATCGCCGATGCGTGCCTCAACGCGGGCTACGTTGCACCCTGGTGCCCGATCCAGTACGAAGCCTGCGGCTCGCGCAACAGCGCGATGGACTGGCTCGAATTCGGATCCACTCCGAATTCTGCGAAGCCGGGGCGCTACCGGCATGCGCGCTTGATGCCGCGCTGGGCCTCACGGATCACGCTTGAGGTCACCGGCGTGCGCGTCGAGCGGCTACAGGCGATTAGCGAAGCTGACGCAAAGACTGAGGGCATTACACCGCGCGAGGTTCGTCAGTTTTGGCTTTACGGAGCCGACCCCGAAGAGCGCGCGGCTATTTACCGACGCGCCGCAGTCGATCCGTACCGCGAGCTGTGGGAATCGATCAACGGCGCCGGCAGCTGGGACGCGAACCCGTGGGTGTGGATGGTCGACTTCAAGCAGTTCGACACCAGCGTTCGGCGCGGGGAGACGTGATGGGCGCTGCAGAACAACTTTGGCCCGACGTGATGGATCTCAACACTGCGGCTGCCTACCTCCAAGTTCACCCCGTGACCCTGCGCGAATGGAAACGCAAGGGAGAAGGACCGCCAGGGCGAAAGCTCGGCGGCCGCTGGCGCTTTCTTCGCGCGGCACTTGATGCATACCTCACCGGACAGAAACCGCCCACATGGCACGAAAACCCGCCCCTTACCAACTCGAACCCCGCGGCAAGAAGGGCATCTACTGGGTTCGGTTCACGGCCCCAAGCGGAAGCCGCATACGTCGCAGCACTGGGACTGCAAACCGAGCCCTCGCCACCGAGTGGGCGTCGAAATTCCACGCCGAGGTCTACAGGGTCGGACGACTAGGGGAGAAGCCTCGACGAAGCTGGGCGGAGGCGGTGACGCAATGGCTGTTAGACCACGGGGCCAAGCGAAGCCTCGGCAAGGACAAGCACAATCTCCGCTGGCTTGATCCCTATTTCCGGCATAAATACCTCGACGAGATCACATCGGATTTACTCGATGAAGTCGCGTCGATTCGTCGCTCAGAGCCGCGGATCAAGCGCAAGCGGCGGGACGGAACCTACTACACGGACGCCCCAACATCGCAGTCGACCGTCGACAAGATGCTGGCCCTGATTCGGTCCGTGCTGCGCGATAGCGTTCAGCGGGGTTGGATCTCGTCGATCCCGAAGATTGAGCTAAAGGTCAGCGGCAAGGACGAAGAAGACTATCGATGGCTGTCGCGTCACGAGGCCGAGATCCTCTATGCGGAACTGGCCGAACATCTGAAGCCCCTATTTCGCTTCGCGCTCGCGACCGGTTGGCGTGAACAGAACGTGCTCCGCCTGGAATGGTCTCGGGTCGACCTCGATCGCAAGGTGGCTTGGGTCAAGGGCACCCAGACGAAGGGGAAGCGCGCGATCGGCGCGCCGCTAAATTCGGACGCAGTCGAGATCCTCCGAGGTCAGCTCGGCAATCATCGACGCTGGGTGTTCCCCAATGAAGCCGGCGAGCCGTTCGACCGGGCGAACAACAGTGGCTACAAAGCCGCTCAGCGCCGCGCGAGGATTGCGCCCTTGACCTGGCACGACCTGCGCCACACCTGGGCCAGTTGGCACGTGATGGCCGGTACGAGCCTCCGCGCGTTGATGGAGCTTGGCGGCTGGCGGTCCTACAAGTCGGTCCTTCGTTATGCGCACCTTTCCCCGGAGCACCTGGCCAACGACGCTGCGCGGGTCGAGGGAATCGTCCGAATCGATTCCGGCACAAAAAAGGCCCAACTCCAAAAAACAAGGGCCTAGCGCGAACGCTAAGCCCTTGATGCAAATGGTGGCCGGGGAGGGAATCGAACCCCCGACACGGGGATTTTCAATCCCCTGCTCTACCAACT